TCCTGATGGGCAGATGTACCCAGCTACTGAAGCTGTCCCAGTATACCCAGGACAACCAGCACCAATAAATCAACAATTGCCTCCTCCTGATGCCGATCCTAACGCTGAAGCCTCACCTGCCTTTAGAAGCGGAGGTCGTGTAAAAAGAGCAAGGGGCGGAAGTTCAGGGGCCCCTAGTCGAGAATACGGTTATTATGACTCTGGCAGTAGCGGGGACAGTCATTCGGCGGCAAACAATGCGGCTATGAATAGTTATCTAGCTAGTCTAGATAGTGGAGGTGGCAGTAGTGGAGATGCGTCTGGTTATGGTAATTCTCCATACACTTCTGCAGACAAGCAAGCCCTTAGTAGCCATATACATGAATTAGCAAGCAGACCTGACTGGGGCCATCATGGAACTGCATCTACACCCCATTCTACTCCGAGCACATGGCAATCTCAGCTGGGAGCCGTGGCCCCTCTTTTAGGGGGGGTACTTGGCGGCCCAATTGGTGCTCTTGCAGGTTCTGGTGTCGGTGCTTTTCTAAGACCACCAACCACAGGGCAGATGGCAATGGATAAGGTTGTTGATACGTTTATACCTGGAATGGGTGGACTAGTTAATGAATTTGGCCCGAGCTTTAGTCAAATAAAAGATGTGCTCACTGGCAATATTGAAGGGATTCCCTTCCAGAAAGATGCTGGAGGAAGCAGAGATGACGCTTCTGGTTATGGTAATGCGCCACAAGGCCATTCTAGAGCAAGTGAAGAAAAACGTTTTAAGATGGACAAAGAGAGTGTTAACCCTTCTAGGACTAGAGGAAGAAGTCTTCCTGGTCCTACATGGATACAGAGGGTAGTGTACAAGCGTGGTCCTGATGGGCAGATGTACCCAGCTACTGAAGCTGTCCCAGTATACCCAGGACAGCCAGCACCAATAAATCAACAATTGCCTCCTTTTAAAAGAGGTGGACGCGTGAATAATGGTATGAATCCTATGCACGGGAATCAGGCCGGGTATATCGGGGGCCCTGGGAAAGGGCAAGATGATAAGATCCCTAAAGATGTACCTGAGGGGAGCTATATCATCGATGCAAGTTCAGTTTCTATGTTTGGCGATGGTTCCAGTCGCGCTGGGAAAGATGAACTAGATAGAGCAGTCGCTCTTATCAGAAAGAAAATGCCCATTCCTGCTCATAAACTAGCAAGGGGCGGAAATATCGGCAAGAGGATGATCCCAGCGATGTTATCAGACGGAGAATATGAGATTGACCCCATGACAGTCACTGCGATTGGTGGAGGATCTAATAAAAAAGGCGCTAAATTTTTAAAGTCTGCTGTTAAACAACTGCGCCAGCATAAAAATAGCAATGGGGATAGATTGCCTCCTAGAGCTAAAGATTTAATCTCTTACCTGAAGGGAGCCTCATAATATGCCTCGTACATATTATTATCAATCTCAAAACCCTCCGAATTTTTACACTGGTCAACTCGATCCAGACTTTCAACCGATAAATTTAGGATTAGATCCATACGACCCTCATGGACGAGCCCCTGAATTAGGCCCCGCACCTGATCCGCACCCTGCTTTGCCTGCAGGCTATACAGGGACAAGCATGCCACAGTACATGCATGATGCTGTCTATCGTTTGTTACATAGTGCCGATATAAATGCGCAAAAGACGTATGAACCTTATATGGGACAAAGGTTTGCACCACAGACTACAACAGAACGTGGGGCAAAGACTTCTATGCAGGGAGCTATTAACGCCCCAGTACAACAAGGCGCATATGACCGAGCTATGGAAGCTGCCCAAGAGGTTATGGGACAATCCGCCATGGGAGAAGAAGCTCAGGGTCTCTTAGGTATTGCCGCCATCAATCCATCCCGGAAATATGGTCAGTACATGAATCCTTATCAAGAGAAGGTTTTAGACGTACTTGAGCGTAGAGCCAATAAGAATTTAACTGAGAATATTCTTCCCAGCATTCGTTCTAACTTCATTAGCCAAGGTGCTTACAACAGTGGTAAGCGGAATGAGATGGAAGCAAGAGCGGCTAGAGACATGCAAGAATCTCTTATGAATCAACAAGCTGGCGTCTTAAGTCAAGGGTATGAGAAGGCATTAGGACAAGTTAACATAGATCAACAAAAGGCATTACAAGCTGCCAATCTCTTATCTAATACTTCTCAAAGTGATCTATGGCGTCAAGGGACGACTGCAAAAGACGTGATGAACCTAGCTTCTCAAGCACAGCGTGACAAACTGATGCAACTCGATGTTTTAAGTCAGATGGGAGCACAAGAAAGGGCTTTAGAACAACAAAAGAACGACTTCGCTTTTGAACAACATTTGGCGGCCCACGAGTTCCCATTCCAACAACAAGCTCGTTTAAACGAGGCTGTACGGGGATTGCCGGCTACAGGACAATATACGCGCCAAACTACCTACACTCCACAATCTGCGCCTGTTACGAGCCCATACTCAGCTATGGGTAACGCACTAGGGGCGTTCGGAGCGGCACAAGCTTCAAGGCAATCTGCAAGAGGCGGCCATTTCGCACAAGGAGGCCCCGGAATGTTAGGTGTCGCTGGTGATTTTGTGTCTGGAAAGCATGATCTCAACCCAGGAATGATGATGCTGGCACATATGTACGGGAATATGGGTAAGCACCATACCCCAGGAAACATGTGGGCATCTATGAATAAATCTATCCAACCTGGTGTAGAGGCATTTGAAAAGTCTCACCAAAGAAATAGTGATAATCAGCTACAAGCAGCGAATCTGTTTAGGCTTATAGATCACTCCAGATCGGAAGAAAGAAAACATCAAGACGCGCTCTCACAAAAGAAAGATGAATTGGCTTTGGATAAGGCTTACAAGATGGGGCTATTAGATCTGAATAGAGGGAAAGCCCATGCAGGCCAAGAGGTGAAGAGCAACATTAAAGAAGTTAACGGTAAGCTATATAACATAGGGATAGACCCTACAACAGGCAGGCACCAAGCGACGCTTGTTGAGGGTGTAGAACCCCCTAGCGAAATCAATATGTCAAAGTTAAATGCTGTCGATAAAAAGGCATTAATGGACGCTCAAGCGTTCCTAGGGTCTTCTAGCTCATTCGGCCAAACACTGGATGAATTAGAGGTTGAGGCAGCGAAATTAAATACAGGTCCTACCATCTCTACAATGCTGCCGAATAAGGATGACAGTTTCTTAACAGCTGCTGGGAAGGGTATATCAAGATCATTAGGGGCAACCCCTGGGGATCTAAGCGATGTGGGTAAATTCGAAAATCTAACGAATGACCTTGTCCTTAAGGGCGGGAACCAGCTGAAAGGCAGCACTGTCCCCCTTGGAAAACTTAGAATGATGGAGAAGACCAAACCTGAGCTATCGAAAACACGAGAAGCGAACCTAGCGTCCATTAAACATTACAAAGATGATTTGGAACGTGGGAAAGAAGCTTCACAATATATCATAGACAAGGTTATGAGTGGTGTACCTTCCCCGAAGGCAATTGCAGCTTTTGAAAGATATTGGGATGATAAACAAGCCTCCGTTAGAAAGAATGCCCCATTTAATAAAACTCCAGATGATTACCTAAATGGTAATGCTCGGGATGAATCTAAATCAGCGATGATTAGGGAGGGCTCTGCTAAGGAAGCTATTAAAATGGTTGCACCGGATGGACGTATTGGCATGATCCCATCTCAGAATGTTGAAGCTGCTATGAGATCGGGGTTTACTCGTGGGTAACAAATTAAACTTTGAGGATTTTGGTGGGAAAGAAATTCCTTTCTCACAAGAAGACCCTAAATTAAACTTTGAGGATTTTGGCGGGAGCGAGATTAGCAAACCGCCAGAAGAAGCAAAGAAAGAAGGAGCGCTTCCACGTGATATCATGAGGGAAGAACCTAAGCCAAGGGCGAAGAAATCTACTTCTCTATACGATACACTAAAAAGTGGAGCTCAATCTTTCTCGAAAGGAGCAAGAAACGTAGCCGCAGGTATTGGGGATGTAGGGGATTTATTCTCCCTCCCGATAACAGCTACCTCAAGAGCCTCGGGGCTTTACGACTTTAAGCCTATGGGCGAGCAGATAGGACAAGGGATAGATACGGCGACTGGAGGCTATACAAAACCTGTAACGAAGAGAGAAAAGGTATCTGAGGCCGTGGCTCGGGCAGTTACCGGCATCCCTGTTTTAGGAGGTGGTGCGTCGGCTTTGATGAAGCTATTAGGGACCACAAGCCGGACAGGAAAAGTCGCAAAGGGTCTTAAGGATATAAGTGAGCTTACACCTCAGAATATAGGATCCACAGCACTCGCTAGCGGGACAACACAGCACATCCTTAACCAAGACCCAGAACAACCTTTGGTTGCTCCTCTGGCCGGGTTATTGGCTGCTATAGGTGGCAATGCTGCTTTAGGCGCGACCAAATTAGGGGCGAGGAGTCTAACAAAGGCAGGAAGATCAAAAACGAAGGCAATGATAGGAGAGAATCTTAGCGTTAATCCTGAGAAGGTAGAGGCAATGTTAGCGGCAGATATGCCCTTAACCCTTAATGCCGTCACTGATTCTGGGCCCGTACAAAGAGCTTACAATATTACAAGAAAATCTCCTTTTGCTGGTCCTATCATCCATGAGGCAGATCTTAAGCAATTGGCTCATATCGAGAATGTGACGGGGATGACCCCCGAATCTCTTAAGAATTTAACCCCTGAAGCCGCTGGTAAATTGGCAAAATCAGGCATTGATACCTATAAAACAAATCTAGGTAAAAAAATGGGGGACTATGAGTTAGAACTAGAGAAATATTTAAAACATGCGGACGCTAATGGTAATAATCTTGTTAATATTGATGCTCCCCTGGAGAACTTATTAAGCAAACTCACGAAGCTAAAGGGTCCCGCAGCACAAGAATCCTTCATGAAGACACCAATAGGGAAAGACTTAAACTACCTTCAAAAGCAATACGCTGAATTTGGTGGAGCAATCCCTTATGAGAACCTTAAAGCCTTTTTGGCTAATCTCCGTGAGAACAAGATAACTACGTTTGGTCTCATCGGAAAGAAAACCCAAGGGGAGATCAAGCATCTCGAAAAGGGCCTCACAAAATCAATCGGAGACTATTTTTCGTCTATAAGCCCTGAAGCAAAAAAGATTTGGGGGGAACGGAACGCTTTCTATTCCCAATATGCACAAGATGTAAAACCTCATTTTAACGACATCTTAAAAGCATATAAGAATTCAGAGCCTGCAGCTTTCAATAAGATATTCTTTGAATCTAAGAACTCGGCTAGGAAGCTTAAGCCACTCTACGAGGCTTTCTCTCCCGATGAAGCTCAAGATTTTACGCATATGTTCCTAAACAAATTAGGAGCCGCTAATCGTAAGGGCGATTACAATGCCTTCACAATGGCTGATAAATTTAGAGGGCTCCCAAAGCCCACACAACATGTTCTTTTGTCAGGATTTGATAATGAGTCCCGAAAGAAGTTCCCAAAGGTTGTAGATGCAGTTAGGGCGTTAGGAGAAGGTGCCTTAGAGGGGAATCCTTCCCAGACAGCGTATACTCAAAATTTCATAGATACTTACAATAACTTGATGAAAAAGTCACAGATAGGATTGGCTGCGCTCGCAACAGGGAATCTACCTCTTGCAACGACAACAGCTGCTTTAGCAGCAGTACCTATTATTGCGACTAAATTCGCGGCTAAAAAGATATTCACGAATCCTGATTTTATTAAAGGCATTTATGATGGTATGAAAGCGAACCCGAAGCAGGCCCCAAGATATCTAGAAAGCCTTACCAGAAGAGGGAAGGCAGGCCGTTTAATCCTTACAGAAATTCAAACTATGCTGAATAATCAGGACGCAGAACAAGAGAGACCAGGGTAGACGCATTTTAGATGCGCCTACAATTTATTAGCATTCTCGATAACTTCTAGTTTGTGCTTGAGATCTTCTACCATGACTTGAAGTTCGTTTGTTTCTATGAGCTTACGTCGAATGTCGAAGTGCTCAAGGATCTCTAAAGATTCTGCAGGTGATATTTCAGCATTGATCATCCTGTCACAAATATCATCACAGGCAAGCCCAATACCCTCCAGGGTGGAAAGATTATATGGATTAAGCTTAATTAGTCTCCCTTTCCCAAAGTAGTGTGTGCGCTCGATAAGGAGCCTGGAAGCAGCTACATCTCCATTCTTTGCTTGTTGGACGACAACAGCGACGATATCTTCCATATTCTGTTCGCCTATGACATCCAGATATGTTTTGCTCTTCGTCCTGCTGCCTTTTGGCCTTCCTGTCCCAAATTTATTGCCTGGCTTGAATGTTCCGGCGTGTGTTTTTTTTGGTTTAATTAGTATGTCCAAAATATTCCTCTAATACTCATTTATTCTATACTGTCAAGTATATCTTGTATATTATACTCATCATGCGCAACAAAATAAAGCGCATTTCTTGATTTGAATATCGGGCACTCTTTACCTGTCAAAATATTCCTTTTCTTATCTAATTCTGACTTAGTGTCCTTTGACGTATTCGCATACTTAGAAGGGATTATATTGCTGAAATTAAACGTTACAAATGGGATAACATTCTCAAATCCGGTCTGGATAGGTTCTGGTTCAATAGGTGTTTCTGGGGGCTCATTATCGCTCTTGAATTCATCCTCATTCAACATATGCCTTATAACTATATATCGATAAAGAATCTCGTTCTGGCGCTTCTCTTGATGGAAGAAAGTGTTAAGAGTGGGATCATTGAAGTGTTTGATGGTTTCCTTTTTAACTCCCTTAAACAACTCATAAAGACGGGACTGAGTTTCCTTATCTTCTGTCTTTCTAAAAAAGAATATTTCCGGCTCTTTGTATTCTATCATTTCGCTTAATATCTAAATGTTTGCTGTATAGATATATTATAGACTAAGTGAAAGACAATCAATGTGGGATTCCTTTCCCTCATTGTCATTGACCAACAATTTATGATATTGTTTATTTTGTGTATGTCCCAAGCATACGGCGTGCCATATCGTACAAATAATGAGTACCCCTCTTTTCAGAGGATAATGTGGGAGAATGGCCCACTATGAGCACGCACTAACGAACAAACTTGGATACGCTGCCAACCCCTTATGTTTTTGGCGTGCCTAGTCCTGTCACTATATAATTAAAATTCCAATCGGCCATTTCCTCAATTTTACTCATAGCGAAGGCGAATAAGTCGTTATAATCTTTATTATAGTTCTTATTGTCCTCGCTAGGGAAAAGACCTATTTTAAAAGCTAATTCATAAGCCATTTTGAGAGATTCAGTCCGCAGACTCAGTTTTTCATGATTTTGTAATTTGGTCATCATTCTAATCCCTTAGAGTGCGATACCCCTCAGAAAGGGATATCGTCATCTATATAGTCATCGTTTGTTTTCTTTTGAGATACTGAGTTTGCATCAGGTGTAACACGATTATCGAGAAGAACGAGCCTGCCATTAAAACGAGGGATAAGGACTTCTGTGACAACATGTTCCTTATTATCTTTATCCATCCATTTCCTAGTTTGTAGCTGCCCTTCGAGATAAACCTTTGATCCTTTTTTAAGATATTTCTCGGCAATTTCACCGAGTTGCTCGTTCATAATAACGACTCGGTTCCACTCCGTTCTTTCTTTTTTCTCACCTGTAGTCTTATCTTTCCAATGCTCACTTGTGGCGACGGATAGACGTACGGGTTTCATCCCATTCGTTAGTGTCTTAACTTCTGGGTCTTGGCCTAGATTGCCAATCAAAATAACTTTATTAACAGAACCGGACATATATTTTAGACTTTCTTTTTTTAGTTATGCTTACCGGTGGACTAATCTTAAAGTTCTGACATCTAATAACGCATTATCATAGTAAGACCCGGAGCCAACCGCTATAGAGCCTTTCAAATAATAAGAAGATTTAATGTCGAATTCTGCAATATTAAAATGATGCCGAATGTCTGATGCGTCTCTATAAAATGTAAAACCTGGCTTTGGCAATGCTGCTACCTCATTAAGAAACTCCACCAGAGAAGGGTCTATTTTGGGAATTATTGTTACAGGGATAACCTCTTCAGCCACAACGGCTCTTGGTGCCTTCGTGACCTCTGGCTCATTCTGGTACCCTAGGCAGTATCCAATCATAGATAGGATGCTACCTGATCTGCATGTTGAACTTTGTTTCTCTGCCAACTCATTATCCGCGGCAAAAGCTGTAGACATAAGTAGTGACGATATTATTAAAAACTTTTTCATTTTATATCCTTTTTCTCAATTGTAAAAATATCAGTGACGCCTAGGAGGCCCAGGACGAGCACAATGATTTGGTCTATGTTATCGGGAGTGAAATACATAACAACACTCCCTACGACGCCTATAATGCCTTTCCAAGTTGACACTTCTTTGAGGCGACACTTCATGTAGTCGAGCATATTGCTTCAGAAATTACGGCTAAATCAATCCAGAAGTCAGCGTTATCTTCGAAAACTCTGGCGACCCCTGTAGCCGTATCTTTCTTCCCTTCTTTGTGCTCGGAAAGAATTTTTTCTTTGATGTCTTCTACAGAAAGTGTTGTCTCAAATCCAAGATCGCTTAATAAGCGTCTCACAGATATATTAGCACCAAATATTTTGTCTATGAGCGTTTCTTCAAATAATTTTATGGGGCTACATGTCATTCTACCATCCTTTTTTTGTTTACCTCCCAAACTATGTATGTTGGAGGTATGAAGATTGCTAATCCGATAATAACACCACAAAGAATATCCAAAATTTAGCTCTCTAGCATTTCGATCATTTCATCGCTTTTGGATGTCGCCTTTTCTTCTGGGACATCATCGCTCCATAAGGATTCTACACCTTGATCGATTGTTATTTTATCTTCTGTCGTTGAATCATCTACCTCTATGGCTGCTATTATATCAGCAGTTTTAGGAAGATACTTACACAATTGTTTGATCGCGGTTTTTCTCCTCATAGCACTGGGATGTGTCTGCCAAGGTCCATTCCTGAAAGTCTTAGATGTTCTCATGATAGCATCGACTTCTTCCATGGTGAGTATCTCGGATTGGATAGTCCCCCCTACAAGCTTTGCGTAGGCATAAACACCAATGCAAGCCCCTCTATCTTTAAGGCATGGTCTATGGACAAGTTGTTCTTCTGTCCCATAGGACACGTAGAACTCATCATTTTCATAAACTTCCTTAGCAACTATGGAGAGGACTTTACCTGTCCTTAGAACGAGTTCTATGAGGCCCTGATATCCTATCTGGACCTGGACTTCCTTACCATAAGGGATAAGGTGGACGAGCCCCAGGTGATCTCCTGGCTCGAGTCCTAGCATTGCACAACGCATGATAGCGTTGATAAATGATAGGGGATTACAGGCAGCTAATTGTGGACTTTTTCGGATACAAGAGAGAGAGACGCTCGCCATCCTATCTGGGGTTAGATAGGATGGGAGAACTTTCTTCATCTTGTTCTTGAAATCGTCATTGGATAAGAAATCAACGACAGTTTCTGGCTTCTTTTTATTAACGATTTGGTTCATTTTCGAGCGCTCTTCTTTCAGCCGGTGTTAATTTTTTATAAGCCTTAAGTTCTGACTTCTCGAATTTGTGGGGCTCGTTTTTATTTCTCGGCAGGCTTTTAGGACCTTGTTTCTTATAGATTCTCATCATCAAAGCCTTATCGGATAACCCTAGATAATCAGCGGCCTCTTTTAAAGAAAAGGGCTTCCCAGAGTCCTCTTTTTTTTTAACATCTTCGATTGTATCGGCAGGCTCTGCTGGTCGGATGGGTTCTTGAGGTGCCATAGAAAATTCCGCGTCAGGAGCTGGAGGAAGCCCAAAGACAGAGGAGGTTTCGCCTCCTGATGGCGCGACATGTTCTTTATTCTTTGTATAAAGTGTTTCGAGAAGATGATCGTTCCAATCCTCCATAAACCACTCAAAAGCTGCCTTTGTCGTCTCAAATGAGAATCCATGGGATATCATTGTCTCAAAAACATATTTCTTTAATTCTAATATTTCTTTTCTATCCATTACCTTATTCTTAATGTTCGTGTTGTTGTTTCTTTACTGTACTTTTTATATATATCAGGGCTCTCGGCCTTCATAAGAAGAGTATCCAATCTATTACTCACTATTTCTCTATAAGTCGCTAAGATTGTCTTTCCATCTGTGTCCATGATGGAGAACGAGTCTGCGATTTTAGAACATATCTGAGTTTTATGTTTTTCCTCTTCCTCTTGGAGATTTTTTATCTTTTCTCGTATCTCCTTTAATTTATCTATCGTATATCTTGACTCCTCGTCAATGATTTTCGCTTCCTCATTTGTTGGACGCGGAAAAAGTTTTAGAATATCCGAGGTAGATTGAGGACTTGGTGGCACTCCTTTTTCGACGTGATCCAGCCAGAATCGCTTGCAGATTTCTATAATCTTTTCTTCTAACTTTAGGTTCCTTCTATATCTATAAGTTCTAAAATCTTGTCCCCCGATAAGGACAGCTATATCTACGTAGTCCCATTTATGAGCATTGTGGAGGGTAGCTGTCTTGCATTCTAAGACGGCGTTCTCGCCAACGATTTTTCTATCGATATGAGAGACGATGAAGGGATATTCTTTGTGGACGAATGTTTCATCCGTCTCTTCTAACGTTTTCCCTGTCCTCTTGGCATATTCATTGGCAACAACGGCTTCTAGCGTTGTCCCCCAATAAACGGCGGGAACATCGGATATATCCGTAGGCTCTGTGACCCCCATCTTTAAAAAATAAATGTCGAGAGGGGAAGCCCATTTGCTTTTGCCAGCGATGGCTATAAGCTCTGTGCTCCCTATTCCCTTACGCCTTTTTTCTTTCTGCTCATTTGTGAGGGACATCGTGTGAATCCTCATAGAACGACGCGTTTAGTATCTCTTCCTGTTTTTGTCTCTCTACATCTTCGTTATAAACAAGAATATTGAATTTATGCATTTCTCGTAACTCTGAATGAATCATAATTGAATACCCTGTTTGGAGGCTCATCAGGATTAGGAATATAAACAGAAAAAAGTTTGTGATGTTATTGTTCATTTTATCAGTCTTTCTAATTTTTCTAGACGTTCTTGTATTGATATGCTTTCAATCTTATTGATTATTGTTATAATAACAACGAGAAACATAAAGATGAAGATTCTTCTGTCGGATTTATTTCTATTCATTTCTTAACCGAGGTACAGCACATTACGCCGATAAATAAAAACATTGACACACCTGCTAACAAAAAAAGTATGGTCATTTAAACTCCCTTTAAAATATTCCCCGCTAGCTCAGCTGGTAGAGCAAGTGGCTGTTAACCACTAGGTCGGCAGTTCGAATCTGTCGCGGGGAGCCATTTAGACGCCCAATGCCATTTCT